GCTTGGAATACTTCTTACTCGAACCACGACGTTTACTACGTGTTCCACGAGACTTACGAGATTTACGAGACATACGAGACACCTTAGAAACAACACGGCGACCATTTTTCATTTTTTTTTTCCCAAAATTCAATACTTTACGCACACTCCCTAAATCTGAAATCGTACGTTTTCTACTGCGACCTTCATCGGGAGGAGTAACTTCCATAGCTTCGCCCATTTTAATATTTTTTTTTCTCTCCGCCTTCCTCCGATTGTGAGCTTCAACATCTGCCATTGTAAGCTCGTGAGCACGTGGATCATTAGGGTTAAGCTTATAATGAGCCCAATGACCCAACTTATTACTATAATAATTATAATAACCTAAAGCACCAATAATAGGATCATTTTTAGCCCAAATTTTAACGTATTCCATTTTTTTTCACAGGTAAACGTAAGTAAGCTGCCTAAGTCTTCTTCTGTTTCGTCAGCGGAAGGCAGTGGCCGAGTGTAAACGGTTAAGAGCGCTATCCTCTCAGGCCTCCTCCACCTGCCGGCTCCGTCGCAGTCGCACGCGGTTTGCTCGCCGAATTTGCTCAAAGGATGGCTGAGCCGCTCCGCCTGGACTCCGCGTCAGCCCCCTTGGACCGCAAATTGGCTCAAGATGTTTATTCAAAATGAGTAACTTCCAATCTTCTCAACAATGCTGACAATGTTTCAGCATCTATTCCGGGATACCATTGTTCGGGTGGTAAGTTGGAGGTGATCCATATAGACTCTGCTTTGAGAACAACACTGGAGCCCTTAACTTCCACAATAGTTGGATAACGGTCAAACCATCGGAGGACATGTCCAATATCGATTCCGCCTCTGAATTCGTCGACAACAACATTCTTATGCCCTCGGTAGCCATCCCAAAACTTGGAGAGAGGAGACTTCGGGTATGCGTCCAGACCCGCTTCATCCCAAGCTCGACGGGACTTGCCACTTCCAGTCCTTCCCCAATAAACATAAACTTTTCTGACGATTCCAATAGCGACCATATGATCGGAAGCAATTCTGCACAAGGACTGGTAATTTCTAACATACACATCTGCCGGAATATCGGCCATCCTTCCTCCCACAGCCGCACTCCTGATTGCTTCCCAATCCTTAACGCTACTTCGACTACCCGGTCGCACCCCAATTTCAAACTGTGTTCCGCTAACTCTTGTGTCGTCCTTCCACACATATTGCTCGGCTGCTGCAGACTTTCCCAACTCAAAGTGTCCCGTTGGCCAGATCTTCTTGAGAGCGGAGAGACGGACTGACTTTCCCATCCATACAAGGAATTGCCAGTGGTGATAGCCGCCCTCGACTCCAATCTCCTGCTGACCCTTCGCATAGGCAAAGGACTCTGACTTTCCGGAGATGTCGTCGGCGGAGGTGTATGGGAGCGTTCCAATCCAAATTCTTCCAACATTTTGTTTTGACATTAATTAATGCGCAAAAAATGCCGTCCTTTTATAGACAAAGTGGCACAGTCAGGGGTGGGAACTTTTTCATTGGCGCAGTCCATAGAACACTATAGAATGTTCCAGGGGTTTTGTAACGTACTAAGTAAATTTAATTAGTAAATCAATTGATTTTGTAACTTGTAATGCCATCCTAGAGGGTAATACTAGCGTTACACTTGAGGAACCCTCTAGGATTGGCATATTATTGTTCATTTGCAACATAAGCAACTGTACGGTTGTTCTCCTTGTACTTACAAGTAATGCCAACAGCCCAATGATGTTGATAAGCAATCTGAACAGGAATGTTTGTCAGGGTACTTCCAATTGAAATAGTCTTCCTAAACCACAAATGCTTATACTTACCTAATTTAGAATAAGTACGATGAGTTAAAGGATTCAATGGAATAGATCCATCCTCACTCCAAAACCGAAAATAAGGAATCAACTTCGTAAAAGTAAAATTATATCGACTCTTCAACTTAGACTGCTTAACAACACCGGGATTAGCAATTGTATCTATAATTCTCTTAGAATTCTGCCAAGTTCCTTTCGACGGCTCAGCAGTCAAAAACTTATCAACAACACCAGCAGCATTACCATGCTTAACACCAAGTACTCCCGTTTTCGCATCAACAAAAAATGACTGAATACCAGTTCCACGAATACTTCCGTCATTCGAAATAGGACCAGATCCGTTACCATATGTTTGAACTTCAAACAACGGAACTTGATCAATATCAGTCGCACTAGAACTATTGTCATCAGCTACAGTGCGATTCTGATAAACCAAATTTGACACAATATCAATCTTAAACCGACAAACATCCAAATCAATAGACGACAACCAATTAGTACCAGTATCAGGAGATGCAAGCCAAGCTTTGCCAAATTTAACCAATTCCTGCGCTCGATTCGCCGATCTAGACAAAAATTTCGACGCAAGATCAACAGCAGCAACATAATATGTGGTGGTGCCAGGAGTAATCTGAATATCAAATTGACTATGTGCACCAGCAATACCATAATAGTAATCAACATATAAACTCAAAACACCTATACCAAAACCAGTATTTCCAACTGGATCTCCAATATTCTTTACATGATAACCTGCGCGAATAAACAACGTCTTAATCAACGACACACATAATGCCTCCATCAACTGAATTTGCGGCACAGTAGAATGAACCAAAGACATTGAAGAATATCGATGCGTTGACACTGCACTATCCAAATTACCACTAACACCATATTCTACAACAACACCAGATTTCATGTGAGCTTTAACAGCAGGATCTTCCTCATCGCGACCACCGACTATTGCAGATCCACCAGCAAGTCCTCTTACTCCACGTCTACTGGTACGCTTGGAATACTTCTTACTCGAACCACGACGTTTACTACGTGTTCCACGAGACTTACGAGATTTACGAGACA